TTTACAAAAACCTCGCCCCCTGTCAAGCCTGCATCTGCAATTAAATTAAATTTATTAAAATCAACACTTTGGCTCATCAACTCAACTTCATAATTATCAGAACCCTCTGCTCTATATTCATAAGCACTGTCATCAGTCATCGGTTTGCCCGTGATTGCCAAAACATTAACTTCAAATGGCACGCCTGCCGTGATTGTCAATGGCGAAATCGTAAATTCTGAAATGTCTTCTGTTGTAGATATAATAGAAACTTGTTTGTCCCAACTCACAAAGATTTTTTTGCCATCCGTCAATGTCTGAAAACTATTTGGCTTTGTCAAATCCGCAACCGCAACCGCTGTGGCTATAACCGACGGCTCTTGTGCCTCGGCTCTCAAAACCCCCGCAACTTTTGAAAAACTAACCACTCGCTCAACTGAATTCAACCCTGTTTCAATCCACAAAACCCGATTAACATCGTCCGTCAAAGTCGGTGCTGTAACCGCTGGATTAACCGTTACCAATATTGTATCACTTGCAACGCTGCCTAAGTATATCCACACACTTCTTGTCCCTGAATAACTCCACACGCCTTTTTGTGTGCCGTCCGTTTGTTCACAAGTATAAAACATTCCTGCAACGATTTTCGTTATATTCAACGCCAATCTTTGTGCTTCTGTGAATACGTTTGAGGAACTGAAATTGCCTAACTTTAACTCACCTATTAATCCTTGCCCTTGCAGGCTTACGAATTGTTTTAAATCTGCCATTTTATTTTATTTTTAAATTGTTATGTTTATTGTCTAATTCCTGTTATTCTCACAAAATAAGTATTCGGAAAAGCCACACTTGAATTAATTATTAAATCATCATTTGGCAAAATATTATAATTTGCATACGCATTAAAAGTCTGCCCCTCGCCGATTTCTATTGTTTGAATTATTTTAAATTCGTGCTGTGATTTTGTCAATAAATAATCATACGCCCCCGAAACTGCAAATGTGGTTATTGAATATTCTGTTTTTTCAATCGATTTTGCATAAGGCAATAAGGTAAATCTTGAACCTGAATAAACAGTTCCATTTTGCAAAGTGTAAGTTTCAGTACCGTTGTCTAAAATGTTTTTCCATACTAACAAGCCTGTCGCATCCTGCATCGGTATTGATTGGATAATTTTAGGGGCAACTGGCAAAGGCGGTACTACGTCCGCAATGTTTTTATAAATAATTTCATTCAAAGCATTCATTGCTTTTGCTCCATCGGTCGCAACAACGCCACTTATACTAAAATCTCTATAATCTATACTATCAAATAAAGTCCTATTCAAATCCAATGAATATATCTTTACTCGGTCCGTTGTTGTTATTCTCGAAACATAAACCCTCGGATATACCTCCGTCGGTCTACCGTCGATTTCGACTTCAAAAAAATTATCGTTTTTAATTTTAAAATTTATCATTATTTTTCTATTATATAGGTTCTTATTCCAAATTGTTTTTTTGTTTCACCACCCTTGCAATCATTACAATCACATTCGCATCCGCATTTTGTGCTTTCAAATTTAGTGAAAATATCTTTATTTTTACATAAATATTTTAACGTTAATTCAAAAGCATCCTTGCCCATATTTCTGTACTTATCAGAAAAAGCCTGCAATTCTTTTAACGGTGTCGGTATGCTATATTCATTTTGCTTTTGAACCAATCCGTTTGCGGTATCATTATAAGCATTAATCAATATATAACGGCTGTATGAATAATAAACCAATACTTTTTTTAATCCAAAATGTATTTCAGTTTTGCCATTGCATCCGATATACTGCCCGCCATTCCATAAATTATTATAAAATGGGTTTGCTATATTTGTAACCAAATCATTATAGAAATCAGGGCAAATCAAAGGCATTAAATCAAAATTCTGACTCTCTTCTATTGCTATACATAGTTTTGTTAAATCACAGTGCTTTGCAACCTGCCCGATACAATTAAAATCATTTTGTGTTATTAAATTTGCCATTATTCTATTGGATTTTGCGGTTCAATTGTTGCTTGGTTTGGCGTTCCGATTATTCTTTTTGCATCCTCGGTGCTATATCCGTGTACGATTTCTAACATAGCAATAGCGCTGTTTAAATCTAATGTTTTGTTTGCCACATTTTGAACAATTTGTATTAAAATTTGATTGCCACCAACGGAACTCCTTAATTCAGCCTGCCCTTTCAATTTCAATAAATTATTTTCTTCAAAACTTGAAATTTTAGCACCCGAAATTGGTTTTATTTTAATATCAAAACCGAACATTTGCAAAGTTTTTTCAATCATTTTCCGCTCGTGTGCCGTTTGCTCACTGTAAAAATCTTTCATTTTACTGTAAGTTTCTGAATTTGTGCCAAACAAAGCACCATCCCCACCACTCACCAACGCTTCTGGTATGTTGTTAAACTGCCCTAAAATATTTGTTTTTAATCTTGAGCCGATTTTTTCTAATAACTCAGGTTTAAAACTTGATGGTATCTGTTTAACAGCTATTGCTTTTTCCAAATCTATCTCACTGCCTTTTGGTATTGATAAGTGCATTAGATTTCCAGTATTATCAGCACCCATTAACTGTTTTAACTGTGTGTTTATTTTCTCGTCTAATTCCTCATCAATTCCTTGTGTTATGAAAATTGTTTGATCTAAAAACCCTGTTCGCATTTGTTTATTAACATATAATGACAAACGATATTCTGTATCAGCATCGTTATAAACACTATCTATCAATGATAAGGCATATCTATATTGCGGCATGAAATTTAAATAATGAACCTGCCCACGGTATCCTTTAACCAACTCTTCAATAGTTGTTGCTTGCGGACTATCGGCTTTCATTTGTGCCAAAACAACATCTTTATTTTGATTGTAAGGATAAAACCACGTGGCTTTTTCATTGTTCAAAAAAGATTGCTGTTTTTCAAAATCTTTATAATATATTTTTCCAAAATTGCCATTGTCATCCTCTTTTGAAATTCTACATTTTGTATAATTCAAAACATCGACTGTGTTAATTTTAAAATCTGCACCATAACCAACGTGAAAGAACACTCCGTATTGATATGCTGTGTCGTTAGCAGCTAAAGATATTATATCAGTTATTTTATAATTCTTTTTTTTGTTTACGATAACATTTTTAGTTGGGTCTTCTAATCCATCACCGATTATAAATTTTGCAAATAAACTCGCACAACGGGAAGCCGTTGGCGAGTTATTTATAATTCTTTCAATACGGTTTGGATATAAATTGTCCGTATCATTCATATAAACTTTGTCATTTGTGTTTATAGGAATCACACGATTGTACAATTCAATTATTGACGCTCGTATTGTTTTTTTTTGCGGCTGCATTTATTAAACTGTTTTTGTTTGCAAATTCAAAATTTCATTTTCGGTTTCTTTTTTTTTTGATTTTGGCTCTATTTTGTTTTTATCAATTTCTAGAGTTTCAGTTTCTGTAATTTCAGTTTCTGGACTTTCAGTTTCTGGACTTTCAAAAGTTGGCAAAGTTTTAAAATCTAATTTTTTTGTTTCAATCTCCTCTTCTGTGCCAATTTGCAAATATTCAATTGCAAACTCCTCCGTCATATTCCATCCATAACAACGTCTATCGTGTTTGCCCGCTTCTAATATTGAATATATCTTATTCGTATCTCTTAATTCAAATGCTTTTTTCATAATAATTTCTTTTAAATTTATATTTTTTAATAACCTAACTTTGTTTACAAAAGTTGCCCAATCACTCGGAAATATGCAACCATAACAAGTTGCATGATAATTAAACAATTCTTGCTGGTAAGATATATAATAGCCCATCAGTTCGTTATCTAAACGAACCGATGTACTATCCTTTTTTATTAACTCTTCAATTTTCATTGATTAAGCAAATAATGTGTCGAAACTTAATTCAGGGTCTGTTGAAGTATAAACATAAGGCGATAAAGGTTCTGGTGCATTTTCTTGACTGGTCAATACCAAAGCAACGCTTCCGTTCGCTCCTTGCAAATCAAAAGTATAATCACCATTTACTAAACCGTTTTCAAAGCCTAAAATTTCTACTAAACCATTTTTTAATTGCCCTGCAACAACAAACGAACCTCGGTCTAATTTGTTTAAAGTTGCTTTTATCAATTCTGAAGCACCAACCGCTACATAATTCATTTTATGAATGTACTGCGGTAAACCGTTACCCTCATTTGTGGTTTTTTCGTACATTGCCGAAATTGAAGACCCTGATTCACTTGCTGTAAACCTGTACCCAGTTTTTCCAGTTTTCAATCGAAACGCTACTTTGAAATTCGTATCGTTTACCGTTTTTACAATTGTGCTTTTATCAACATCGGAATGATTGATAATAACAATTTGTTGATAATATTTTCTAACAACATTTGTAGGACAAGCAAAGTCCAAGCCTTGCGTTAATGTTGCACATATATTTAATACTGCCATTTTTTCTTTATTTTTAGATTGCTAAAATATATTCGTTTTTCATTGGTATTGCCGCTCCAATATACGTTCCTGCTTTGATATAAACTTTATCATCGTCTTTTGAATACCACGTATCAAAATATGATAAACTTTCATTATCAGACGTTCCGATTAACAAGTTTTCTGGGTACGTCATCAAAATTCTGTGTGGTTTAACTCTTGCGTTCGCTCCTTGATTTAAAGGATAAACCTGAGCATCGTTAATGATATTAGACCAATCTTGCATTACTACAATTTTCATGCCTCTGAAAGACAAATTATCAACAGTATAAGAACGGGTTGCAATTCCATCAGGGTTTACCACCTGCATACCATCACAACAATCGTGCTCTTTAAGGCTGTTCAAATATCTTACTAAAATATTAGCGGTAAGTGCAGTCATTTTAATTTCAATACCGGGTGTGCTTGCCCACGGCTGAGTAGATAATTTAGCATCCATCTCATCTAAAATATCATAAATTCTTTGTCCGCTTGAGAAAAATTGAGCAGCGTATGTTGCCCCTAAATTTTCTGTGATGTTTACAATTTGTGAAGCGTTTGCTTGAGCCTGTACAAAGAAACCATCCATACCATTCAATAATGGACTTGAACTTGTTTTGTCAGCAAAATATGCTTTTACCCACTGTGCACCTAACAACGCTTCTTTAACTTTTTGCACATAAAACAATAAGATTGCATCGTTTAAATCTACTTCTTTACCATACGAACGAGTTTGGTTAAAAAATAATAAAAAGTCTTCCGAGAAACTTTCCATACATATTGAATACTTACAACGTGCCAAAGCTAAATCCCACTTCATTGAAGCGAAATTAATATTCAAGTCGCATTCTGGAGTTACACAATTAATGTCGGTTGCAAAGGGCATTGTACCATAGTTTGGTGTTGATTTTAAAATTGGTACTACTCTACCGTCCCGAACGCCTGTTAAGACCCTGTGTGATTTTGTAATATCAGATTCCATAAATGCTTTTTCAAAAAGCAAATTATTGAAATTAATTTTTTCAGCGGAAGTCAAACTATTGACTATTGCTAAAAGTGCCGTATTGAAATTTGTTGTTATCATATTATTATTTTAAATTTTTAAGATTATTAAAAGATTTCATAAAAGCCGATTCTGTTATCGGTTCGTTTGGTTTTGGTTTTAGGTCGATTATTGAAACGTTACTTTCTAAATTTTTAAGTTCATTAAAATAATTAGAAAGTTCGATAATTTTGTTTTCAGAAACTTTGTTTGAATTTTTCAAAGATTCCAATTCCGCTTTAAGATTTTCGTTTTCCGCTTTTAATTCAGCCAAGGCGTTGTCGTCTGCAACAACCTCTTTAATTTGTGAAAGCGTGGCATTTTCAAAAACAAAACTTTCTCCATTTTGCGTTAAAATTTCGCCTTGAGCGGGTTGCCCTTTGTAATTTGCCTTGTCGCCAATTTTTGGCGTATCGCCCTCGGCAAGTTCGTAAAAATCAATTTCATTATTTTCAGCATCGAAAATAATTTTATTTGATACGCCAAAAACTTTGTTTATAGCATTAAAGATTTTTTCTTTTGTATTCATATTTTTGTTGTTTAAATTTATATAATTGTTATTTGTAATTATCATATTATAAACCTCTTTTGAGTTTGAGTAGTTTTCAATTTTTGTAAAAAAACCATACTCTAAAGCCGAGTTTGGCTCGATCCACGTCTGTCCTTGCATTAAGTCCCTTGCGGTTTCTGCTGTTATATTGATTTTAGAAGCATAAAAATCAGCAATCTTTTGAGTGGCTAATTCTGCACTTATTGCACTTTCAAGCATATCATTTGCATCGCCTTTCACCTGCCCTTGAGCGTTGTGAACAAAGGGGTGGGCAAATTCATTGCCTATTCTATTGTCCCCCGCCAAAAGAATTACAGTTCCAATGCTTGCACAATATCCATCTAATCTTGTAGTTATGGTAACGTTGTTTTCTTTTGCAAATCTTCGCAAAATATTATAAATAGAAAAACCTGCTTCGACGTTACCGCCCACGGTGTTAATACCAACTATTACATTATCTTCAGCGTTTAATTTTAAATTAACCAATGAATTATTTAAATCTTCGATTGAAAAATAGCCGTTACCACGTTTAAATGGTACGATTTCTCCGTATATTTTAATATTGTGGTTCATAAGTTTTTTTATTATACAAAGATTGTTATATTTGCATGAAATTTGTTTAATAATTAACTTGTAAAAATGAAAAAATTAATCCTTATCGCCCTTGTCTTTTTAATCAGTTGTACAAAAGACGACCCGACCCCAACCGCTGTAACTTGCAAAATGCACCAAGTTTCACAATATGCCAACGTTACCTATCCTTATAACATAAATACCGTGGTTTGGTATCAAATGACTGGCAACGCTTCAAATGTTTTTTATTCTAATAACTGTGCAGACGAAAACAAAGTGGTGTTTTTTAACACATCCATTACATCGTATGATAGTAACGGTGTGGGAAAAACCGCATATTTAAGGCGAAATATAATTTTAAAGCAATAAGAAAATGAAATCAAAGCCGAAGCCTATTGTAGTTGTAACAACCCCTGTGTTTGCTGATTTTAAAGATAATTTTTTAAAAGATTATCATGTAATACAAATTGAAATAAAAAATGTTAAACCTAAAATTGAAGTTTTTTATGAAAAAGATTTTAATAATGTAAAATATGAAGAGTTAAAATCTATAATAGAAAATGCTGTAAAACAAAAAACCACCAATTAAGGTGGTTTTTTTTATACAAACTCTTGCATCTTTTTTATAGCCGTTCGAACCGTGTTTGTGTGTGCCTTGCATTTTATTGAAGTGGCTTCAATCCGTTCCATTTGCGATTTAATGGTTATATATTTCATATAAGTTTCATAAATGCTTAAATAATCCATTGCTGTATTGACATCCTTAATACCAACTAAAGATAATTTTTGCAAAATAATAATTTCGCTTTTAACAAATTCGTGCACTACCATAATTTACATATTTTTTTTGATTGCCTTAATTTAAAAGACAATACGCAACCGCAGTCACCACATTGCATATTGCTTAATTCTGGAATTTCAGTATCTATTTTTCTAAAAGCAATAATCGGCTCTTCTTTAAAATGAATGCAACTGATACATTTTTCTAAAAATCTTTTTTCCGCAAGTTCTTTAAATTCTTTGTTGTTTGTTGTAAAATTGTAAACACCGTGAGCCAACGCCAAGGCATCTAAATTTTCTAATTTTTTGATTATTTCCATTTTTAAAAATTATAATAATGTTTCATTTAATCTTTTAACTCCTAAATCAAAATAGTTTTTATCTTTTTCAATACCGATATAATTTCTATTTAAATTTTTGCAAGCAACTCCTGTTGTGTTTGAACCGAAACAATTATCTAAAACTAATTCGTTTTCGTTAGTGTAAGTTTTAATTAAGTATTCAAATAAGGCTATTGGTTTTTTAGTTGGGTGTTTAATTTTATACCTTCCTTTTTCTATTGTTGAAAAACTGACAATATCAATTGGGTGTTTTTTACCATCTTCCGCAAGGCTGTAAGCACTTTCCATAAAGAAATTTATATGTTCTATAAAACCTTTTTTAGTAACGGTTCTTTGTGTGCCTAAACCGCCTCTTTTTAAACTTTTTTCACTTCTTAAAACCCTTTCAGGATTAAAAGTAAATTTTGCTGTTTTGCTAAAAATCAAAACATTTTCGTGTGTTTTAAAAGGTCTGTTTTTTATGTTCATAAAATTGGCAGCGGTAATTTTATTCCAAACCCAGTCATATTTATACATTTTTAAATTTGATAACCTTAAAGCACTTGAAAAAGGCTCGCTTCCTGTTAAAACAATCGCACCATTATCTTTGATAATTCTTTCGTATTGTTCCCAAAGTTTATCAAATGGTATTATAGTGTCCCACTTGCAAGCAGTAGTTCCATAAGGCAAATCGCAAAGTATCATATCTATACTTTTGTCTTTTATCAATTTCATTACTTCAAGACAATCTCCATTAACAAGACTATTCGGGTTTAATTCGTTTTCAATTTCGTTTATATTATTATAAATATTCATATCTTAAAAATTTGCGTTGTTTGCTATTTGTCTATTTTCCGAAAGTCCGATTATACCTTTCTGGCTTCCATTTGCCGTGCCGTTATTTGCACCATCAAAAACCGCTTTACCAATAGTTTCTGCAAGCATCGACATATCTAAAGAATTGGTTATTGAATTTTGAACACTTGCAATATTTGAACCCACCACGCCACCTGTGGCAAAGCCGGGAACTCCAATTGACGAGAAAGTTGTTGCACCCCCTAACATTGCTTGTTGTGTTTGGTTTAAAATAACCTCGCCACGTTTGGCTGTTATCAAAACATCGTCTCCGTTCCGCCTGCTTATAGGTTGTCCGTCTGTAATTATACCACCCGTGGCGAAACCTTGTATTTTTGCCACGGATTGCAAACCACTTGCTATAATTGTACCAGCCGATATTATATTTAATGGATACGCTGCAACAAGTTTTGGGTCTTTTAAGGCTTGCGTTGCGCCTAAATAGGTGTTAATACCAGCCTGCGCAACTCCAGCAATTTTAGCAACCGCAGTTTCTTTTCCAAATAAAGCACCAATATCTCCAAAGACTTTTGAATATGCTTGTAGTTTTGTTTCTAAAACCGCATCGTCAATTGCTTTTTTCTTTTGAGCGTTTGCAGTTTCTAAAATATTGATTGCATCTAATTGATTTTGTATTCGTACTTTTTCCGACTCATCTTTTGTAGTTTGCAATTGTAAATTTAACTCGTCTTTTATTGCATCCTCTTCGGTTAATAAAGCATCTTGTGCCAACCTTTGTTCTACATTTTGTAAAAATTTAGCATCTTCTTTTTCTTTTAACTTTTGTAATTCAATTTCTTTTTCTCTATCTAATTGAATAAGTTTAATTTGCTCTTCGGTTGCACCGTTGGTTTCCATTTCGGTAAGCAACAATTGAAATTCCTGAGCACGTTTTATTTTTTTCTCTTCGGACGTTTGGGTTTCAAAACTTTTATCAATTTCGTTTAATGATTTTTTATGATTGTCAAAAAGTTCTTTTTCTTTGTTGTTGCTTTCAATAACGTTATTTGTTTTTTGTTGCTGCAAGTCCGCAAGGTGTGTTTTTTCGCTTTCAGTTAATATGCCTTGTTTATTTTTTAAAGCATTGATTTCTACATCTAATTGTTTTTGTTTTGCAATAGTTTCATTTACGATTATATCTTGATTCCTTTGATAAACGGCTTCTAATCTTTTTTTCTCCTCTTCAATCAATGCTTCGGTTAATCTTTTAGCATCCGTCAATTTTGATTGATTGTCTTGCAGATAACTTGCCAAGGCTAATTTTGCGGTTTCTATTTGCGTGTTTGCAAGTTCTTTGGCTGTGGCTATTTGTGCTTCGGCTTCTTTTTTCTTATCTTCATTTGCTTTTTCATTTCGTTTTTTAGCCTCTTCGTTTGCTTTTTCCCTTGCGGTTGCACGTTTCTCATCTGCTTTGTCTATTTTATCTTGAGTTCTCGCTTCGTCTTCTATTGCTTTATTTTTTAAATCAATATTAGAATTTACACTTGCTTTTAATCTTTCATATGCTTCTTTTGTTATTTTACCCTCGTTTAATAAAAAGTTTGCATATTTTAATTCACCGTTTTTAATTTCATTTTGCAAAGTAGCATAACTAATTTGCTTTAATTTGCCTGCCGAGTCTAAAGCAAAGGTTATAGCGTTGTCATTATCTTTTTTAGAAACCTCGTTTCGCATTCCTGACAATTTTAAATAATTATCTGCAACTCTTTTTTCTAACATTTGCTCTTCGGAAGCCGAAAGGTGTTTGTTTTTTAATTTAATTTTATCTAATTCTATTTGCGATTGAATTGATTTTGAGCGTATTTCGTAAATATCTTTTAAGTCTCCCAAATCTTGTTCATTTGCTTTTAAATCCGCCATTTTTTTTCCAGCCTTTGAAACTTCGTTTCCAAAACTTTTTATAGCATCAAGCGGATGTAGAAATAAATTTCCTATTTTTAACAAACCATCCCCAACACTTGTAATTCCATTAAAAAAAGTTGCTATAATATTTGTTGCTTTTGAAAATGCACCACCAACTCCAGCCGTGAGTTGTTCAATTTTATCCATTACAGGGTCTAATTTTGAAAAAGCCACAAATAATGAACCTACTACTATTGCAATAGTTGCTATAATTGCACCTATTGGAGTTGCTATAAATCCTAAAGAAGCCTTTGTTATACCTACAAAACCCTGCATTATTCCATTAAATGAATTTTTAAGCAAATTGCTAGCACCGCCTGCCTCTTGACTACGAGCCACAAACCCACTTATACCACCATTAAAAATATTCATTTCACTAAACGCTTCTTTGATTTGGTCTTTATAATCTCCTACGCTTCTTTGCGTATCGCCCACGGCTTTATCAACGGCTTTAAAACTTGTGTCAAGTTCTTTTGCGGTTACTGTAACCGATTTATATTGCGTTTCAAGGTTTTTATATTCAGCCGTGTTTTTTTGCCCTGCACGTTCCAAAATTAACATTTCAGCACCGAGGTTTTTTGATTCTAATTTTAATTTATTCAATTCAGCATTAAGATTGGCGTAAGGCGTTGCCGTTCCCGCCACCGTTGTTGCCGTGCCTTTCAATACGGTTTCTTGCAATCTTAATTCAGAGGATACGCTATTTATTTTGAAACCGAGTTCCGTGTTTGCTTTTATGATATTGGATTGACTTGCAACTAATGTTTTTAAATCCGCATCGTTTTTTTTGTAAACGTCTGAATTTTCTAAACCCGACTTTTTCAAATTATCTTGTGAGGATATTTGTGAATTAATTGATTTTTGATATTCAGAAATGATTTTGTTGTTATCTTGCTGTTGTAATTTCAATTGCAAAAACGCTTGTTTTGTTTTTGTAATTGAATCAATCAATTTCGTTTCGTCGAATGAAAAAGTTGCTAAATTTATATTTTCGTTTGCCATTGTTATTTTTTTATGCGTACAAATTCAGCGGTTGCAAGTTCGCCGTCTTTGTAAACTATTTTGTTTAATAAATAATATTGTTGCTCTTGATTGAAAAAATATAAAGCCGTAAAATCAATTGTCATTATATCAAATACTGATAAAACTAAAATGATTGTATGTAAACGGCTATCGTTTAAAATTGATTGCAAGGGCAAATAAGATAAACCGATAATGCTATTCATATCTAATTGATTGAAATTTGCAATTTGTATCAATCCGCTTGTAACGGTTTGGCGGTTTCCTAACAAAACGCTTCCAAATTCCGCTGTGCCGTTTATCTGTTCGGAACGTTGAAAATAAAAACGTTTTGATAATGGCTTGTATTTAATTTCTGCTAAACCGCCAACGGGTGCTTCTTTAACTTCTTTGTCATATTGTTTAAAAATTTTAATTGGTGGCAGGGTTGCTGTGCCGATTAAAAAATTATCATTGGTTTCCTTAAGTGGCGAATAGGTTATTGATTTCCATACATCTGTACTATCTGCAATATTAACGTTGTCAATCAAAATAGAACCGTCGTTATGAGCATCTTCTTTATCGTTATATTGATATCTAAAATTATTTTTTTGTGCGTATGTATCATATATGTAGGTTTCATTTTTGCGTTCTACATATTTGTTCGACCAGTCAATAATGTTTGCGGTTTCGGTTCGTTCTTTGATTGTTTTGAAATGTATATTTTTTGAATGTGGATCGGTAAACGGCGTAAGGCAAAATTTATTTAAAATTTCTTTTACAAAATCTGTTATTTTAAATTCTTTTAACTCCTCGGAAAATGATTGTAGGGTGTTTA